GCAATCTTGAAACATTAAAAGATCCTATTTTTGATTTTGAAGCAGGTACAGAAATATTTGTACCTAAAGGACCAGCACTAAAACGTTTGCTGGGGCTATAAATGTCATCACATATCCAAAACATAGATGCTAGATTAAGAGCTAAAGGACAAGAACTAGTAGCTAAAGCAGAACAAGCTGCATCATCAGTATCTAGTCAATTTCAAACATCAGGAAAGATTACAGTTGGCGGCGTTGCAAGTGCTGTTGAAGGATCATTATCAGATATTACAGGTGCAACACTAGATATGCCTAATTCTATAAACGGAATATCAGGAGCTACTCTAGGTTCTTTAGATCTTGCACAAGGTGGAATTAGTCAAGTATTAAATAGTAAGTTACCAGGATTTGGCGGTGCCGGAAAATTAATAGGTGGATCACTTGGAGGATTAAATCAAGCATTTGGCGGCTTAATGGGAGGAATTGGTAAGCAAGAAAATATGCTTAATCCTTTCTCTAGTTACAATTATGTTTTTACTTTAGGGTGTTTAACTGATTTTGAATTAAACTTTCCTGATCAAACATATAGATACAACGATCCTTTAATTACAATTATAAAATCAGGAGGTGGCAGCCCATTAACAGGTAGTAAAACTGTTTATGAAGTTAATGGAAAAACTGAATACTTTATAGACGATGTTGAAATAGAAACTATAATAGCACCAAATAGTAAAACTAGAGGAACAAATGCTGTTGCTATTAATTTCAAAGTGCAAGAACCTTATAGTATGGGACTATTTTTACAAGCATTGCAGATTTCAGCATTAAGTGCAGGACACAAAAATTATATAATGGCACCTTTTTGTTTAAGCGTTGAATTTAAAGGACATGCTGGAAATAGACCAGTTAGCATACCTAATTCTAGACGCATATTTCCACTTAAACTTGTAAATGTAGAATTTGAAGTTACAGAAGGTGGAAGCCAATATGCCGTACAAGCTATTCCGTTCCATGAAACAGCACTCACAGATCAAACACAATCTACAAGAAACGATATAACGTTTGAAGGTAGAACTATTGCAGAAATGTTGCAATGGGGGTTTGATAGTTTAACAACTAACATGAATGAAAAAGAACTTGAAGGTGTTGAACAAGAAAATAAGTCAAAAGCAAATCAATACATTGTTATGTTTCCTACTAAAAAATCTAGTGCAGAAGAAAGTGCAGCATTTTCAAAAGTTGATGAATCTCAAGAAGATAATTCTGCTACATCACAAGGCAATGATAGTGGATCAGGAACACAAAAGCGTGAGCTTACAAAACAACAACAACAGAGACTGTACGAATCGGCTATAGCTGTCCAAGAAAAAAGTCTGTCAATGGAAAAATTTAAAGCTTCTTTAGACAAAGAATTAGGCATTACTGTAAGAAGATCTGATCTTGGAGAAACTATTAGAGATTATGCTGACAAAGAAGAAAATATAAACGATATTGGAAAATCAAAAATTGTAAAATCAAAAGACGATGTTGGTTGCAAGGGTTTTGTAAAAAGTGGCGCAGCACAAAGCGAAACTGAATCAGGAAAAATAGATCGTTGTAAAGTACAGGTTAATCCTGAGCACAGAGTAATGACAGTTAGTAATGGAAAAAAGATTGAACAAATTATAGAGGATGTAATATTATTAAGCGAGTTTGGAAGAAGTATTGTTGAGCAAAAACCAGATGAAAACGGAATGTTAGATTGGTATAGGCTTGAAACAAATGTTTATGTTGTTACAGACCACAATAATGTAGATAAAACTGGATCTCCACCACAAATTTTTGTTTACAAAGTTGTACCTTACAAAGTCCATCATAGTAATTTTAGAAGTCCAACAGAACCTTCAAAGGGTATACCTAATTTAATGGTTCAAGCTGTTAAACAATACGACTACATATATACTGGACAGAATGACGATATTATAAATTTTGATATTAATTTTAATGCAGCATTTTTTACTGGTATTGCCGGAGACTTCGGACAAAAAACTGCTGATGCTAAAACATCAGCAAGCAGTGGTGCAAGCAGTGGTAATAAGACAGCGGCGACTGGAACTACAGAATCAGATAGCTCATCAGTAAATGCTAATGCTGTAAAAGCTGATGTAAACAAAGGAAATACAACAGACACTGGAGGAGTTATGGTACACCCAGAGTCAATAGTTGCTGCAAACTTTAACGAAGCACTAGTAAATTCTCCAGTAGATTTACTTTCTGTAGATTTAGAAATTTGGGGAGATCCTTATTATATTGCCGATAGTGGTATGGGTAATTACAGTGCTGCTCAAGGCCCTGGCACTAATTTAAATTCAGACGGAACAATGGACTATCAAAGCGGAGAAGTTGACATCGAACTAAATTTTAGAACACCAATAGATTATGTAGGAAATTATATGACTTTTCCAGGCGGAGGATCTGCTCCTGTAGGTGCTTTTAGTGGATTGTATAAAGTATTGTTTGTAGCTAATAAATTTTCTAGAGGCCAATTTACTCAAACATTGCAAACAATTCGGAGACCTAAACAAATTACAGATACTAATCAAGTAGCTACAGAAAGTACAGGAGCTGTTACAGCAACTGATCCTAAAAAACAATTAGAAAAAACTGAAACTAACCCGTTAACTGGAAATCCAGAAGGCGCAAGCGCAGGTGGTGGTCCACCACCAGGACATCCTGAGTATAATAAAGGTGCAAGTAAACCTACAAAAAACCAACCCAGCAAAAAGCTACCTGGCACAGCCCGGCAACTTTCAAATGGTAGAATAGTAGGAGGATTTTAAATGGCTGAAGAAACTAGATCCCCGCATATACCGTCAGGCACTAAACAAAAAACTGTAGAAGGCCCAGGTCCGTATGTAGCTGTTGTTAGAGAACATCTTGATGTAGACTACATGGGCTCATTAAAAGTAGAACTATTAAAAACTACAAGTGAAGGTAATTCTGAATCTTCTGGTGAATTTGTTCCTGTAAGTTATCTAAGCCCTTTTTATGGAGTTACACCATATGCTGGAACAAGTGAAAACGAAGGTTATGATTATACACAGAAGAGTTACGGCTTTTGGGCTGTGCCTCCTGATATAGGAACTAAAGTTTTAGTAATTTTTGCAGAAGGTAATAGAGGTAAGGGATATTGGATAGGGTGCGTACAAGATCAAAATATGAATTTTATGGTACCTGGAAATGCAAGTACTAAATTTAATAAAGAAGATCCTACAAAAGCAAGACCAGTTGCGGAATATAATAAAAAAACTGAAGATGCTAATGGAACAAATGCAACACAGTATTTAAAACCTTGTCATCCTGATGCTTGTGCAATTTTAGACGGCAGCGGATTAGCAGACGATCCAATTAGGGGAACAACAACATCTAGTGCAAGGCGTGATTTGCCTAGTATGGTATTTGGTTGGAGCTCACCAGGTCCAATTGATAGGCGAGATGGCACACCTACAATTAAATCTGGAGGGAAAATAGATTCAATAGACCTTAAAGCAAGTAGACTTACAGGTACAACTTTAGTAATGGACGACGGCGATCCCACATTGTTTAGAAAAGGTCCTGCTAGAGGACCAAATGCTGTACCAAGTGAGTATGTAAGTTTAAAAGATGGTGGAAATCCTGTACTCCCTTTTAATGAACTTTTTAGAATACGTACAAGAACAGGTCATCAAATTCTATTACACAATGCAGAAGACTTAATTTACATAGCCCACGGAAGCGGTGACAGCTGGATAGAGATGACAGCTAACGGAAAAATTGATATCTATTCAAAAGATAGTATAAGCATACATACAGAAAACGATTTTAATTTTAAAGCTGGTAGAGATGTTAATATTGAAGCTGGTAATAATATCAACCTAAAAGCTGGTAATCAAATGATGACACAAACAGCTGCTAATTATGAAGTAAAAGTAGGTGCAGACGGAAAAATTACTTGTGCAGGAACAAGCAATATCACATCTAAACATCATTATGAAACAGCAGATAGGATCGACATGAACGGACCTCCGGCGGCAAAAGCAGGTGATACATCTGTTCCAACAAGAGTACCTAAGCGTGGATCTTGGACAGGCCAAGAAAATAAAAATCCGTTAGAACACACACCTACAAAAACTAATGCTAATTTAGAAGAAATTAAAAAAGGAAACGCTAACAAAACTAGTGACGATAAGAGCAAAGATAAAAAACCTGAAGACACATTCAAGCAATGTCAGGTTCCAGCAGGAAATGAAAATGCAGGTATTGATGGACCAGCTGAATCAGCTGCTGCAGAAAATAAAAATGCTACACTTGTTGATGACAACAACGGATTCGGTAATGCACAAGGCGGAGAATTTGATACTACTAATGATAACAACGGTTTTGGCAATTCACAAGATGGCGAATTTGGCGGCACTTCAAAACGCACTGGAACAGCTTCTCTTACTGATACAGAAGGACCATTTTAACAAGGGAAATAAGATATGAGCACACAAGAAAAAAGACTTTACCAAGATATAAATGTTAAATCTAACAAAAAGCCCGACTATGGTATAGGATCAAAAACCTATAAAGGATTTAGCACAGTTGACCCGGATAATATTGGATTTAATTTATACGATTTTGCATTGATAAAACAAGATATAATTAATCACTTCCATATAAGACAAGGCGAGTTGTTAGCGAATCCATCATTTGGAACAATTATTTGGGACATATTACATGAACCAATGACTGAACAACTTAAACAACTTATCATTGATAATGTAACAGAAATTATTAATTACGATCCAAGAATAAGTGTTAACTCGGTAACAGTAGATGAATACGAAAGTGGCCTACAGATTGAGGCAGAAGTACTATTTTTAACTTATAATATTGTTGAAAGTATGAGGTTAACGTTTGATCAAAATAACGGATTTCTAAATACCTAATAATATACGTAGTTAATCAATAGTGATAAATACTGTATAACAAAGGAAAGCCAAATATGTCCTCGACTGATAGACAAAATAGATTACTAGTAGCAGAAGATTGGAAGCGTATCTACCAAAGTTATAGAAACGCAGATTTTAAATCTTACGATTTTGACAACTTGCGTAGAACAATGATAAATTATCTACGTCAAAATTATCCAGAAGATTTTAACGATTACATTGAGTCAAGTGAATACCTTGCTTTGATTGACATGATTGCTTTCCTCGGTCAAAACATTGCTTTCCGTACAGACTTAAATGCACGTGAAAACTTTTTAGAGCTTGCAGAACGTAGAGAAAGTGTTCTCCGTCTTGCACGTACACTATCTTATAATCCAAAGCGTAATCAGTCAGCTAACGGATTGTTAAAGATTGAAAGTGTTAGCACATCAGAATCTGTAAGAGATTCTAATAACATAAATTTAGAAAACCAAACAATTATATGGAACGATCCAAGCAATGCAAATTGGCAAGAACAGTTTACAAAAGTTTTAAATGCAACATTGCCTGTAAACAACCCTATTGGCAGACCTGTAAAAAAAGATACAGTTAATAATGTTCCTACAGAACAGTATAGATTTAGTAGCACAAATAGCGGAGTGCCAGTTTTTGGATTTAACAAAAATATTAGTGGTAGCACTAGCAGATTTGAAATTGTAAGTACAGATGTTAATAATGGAGTAATTGAAGAAGAAGCTCCGTATCCTGGTAACAACTTTGCATTTTTATATAGAAATGACGGTAAAGGACCAAGTAGTACAAACAGCGGTTATTTTTGTCATTTTAGACAAGGCACATTAGATAACGGTTCTTTTATTGTTGATTCGCCTAGTACTAATCAAGTAGTAAGTATAGATGCAACTAATGTAAACAACAGCGATGTTTGGTTATATTCAGTAGACGAGTATGGATTAGAACAAGAGTTATGGACCAAGGTACAAGCTGTTGAAGGCAACAATGTAGTTTACAATAGTTTAAGTAAAAGTATTAGAAATATCTTTAGTGTATTAACTAGAGCAAATGATAGAATTAGTTTAATATTCTCAGATGGCACATTTGGAAATTTACCTCAAGGTAATTTTAAGATATATTATAGAACAGGAAAAAATGAAAGACTTATAATAGATCCTAAAGATATGCGCGGCATAAGTGTACAGATTCCTTATTTGAGCAAAACTGGTAAATCAGAAAACCTTACGTTGGTATTCCAATTAAAATATACAGTAGATAACGCAAGTATTAGCGAAACAAGCGCAAGTATAAAGCGTAACGCACCATCTAGCTATTATACACAAAATAGAATGGTAACAGCTGAAGACTATCAAATTGCTCCGTTAACTTCAAGTCAAGAAATTATTAAAGTAAAAAGTGTTAACAGAACAGCAAGCGGAATAAGCAGGTATTTAGACCTAGTAGATGCAACAGGTAGATATAGTAAAACAAATTTATTTTCTATAGACGGGATTCTAACAAGAGAGTTTATCGATACAAAAGTAGGATTTGACTTTATTACAAAAACTGACATTGAAGGAGCTCTAGCAAATGTTGTACAACCTGTTTTAACAAACAGAAAAATAAAAAATTATTACCTTACTAATTTTCCAAAGACATTAGTGGGCGACTTAGGACTTGTATGGAATAGTAGTACTGTAGACTCAAATCAAAACACTGGGTATTTTACAAACGCTGCCGGCACTAAGCAACAACTAGGTACATTTACAGCAAGCACATTAAAACTTATAAGAACAGGAACTTTATTAAAATTTATTGCGCCTAGTGGTAAGCATTTTATGTCCACAGATGGTAATAAACTTATGGACGGAGTTGCTGATCATCCAGGATCAGTAGAATATCTTTGGGCAAAAATTGTAAGCGTATCAGAAAACGGAACAGTTGTTGCTGATGACGGAACTGGTCCTGTATTAATAAACGATATTATTCCGCAGGGAGCAAAACTTACACAAATTGTTCCTAGAATCGCAAATGGTATACAATCATCTGTGCAAACACAACTTGTAGATCAGATTTTTGCATATAAAACGTTTGGATTAAGATTTGATGTAAATTTAGGAGAATGGAGACTAGTATCTTCTACTAACTTAGATAGTGCAAGTCCGTTTAGTATTGGTAAAACTGGCGATAACACTAACCAACAACTAGATGCAAGTTGGCTGTTGTTATTTGAAACAAACGGTGAAACATATACTATTACATATAGAGGCTCTAGATATCTATTTGAAAGTGATGAAGAAGTAAGATTTTATTTTGATAACAGTGATAAAGTTTACAACAACAGAACTGGAAAAATAATTAAAGATAAAATTAGTGTATTAAGTATTAACCAAAAAGATCCTACATCAACTCCGGCACCTTATACTGTTGATTACGATTGGGAGATTGTAGAGGATTATAGAGATACTGAAGGATACGTTAACAGTAAAAAAGTACAAGTAAGTTTCTTTGACGGGGACGACGACGGAGTAGTTGACGATCCAGATTTATTTGATGTGATTGTTAATGAAACAAATAACGCTTTACAAAAGTATATATTTTCAGAAAAAGTAACAAGCATCGACGGAGTTGAAGAATGGTTTTATAAACCTAATAGTGTTTTAAAAGTTATTACATTACAAAATAAAGCAAGTTTGGGATCAACTACATTATATGCTGATGGACAAATATTTTATTACGTAGATGAAAATATTTTTGAAATACTTAATAAAACTACAAGCAACTTGAATATTACACAAAAGTACAGAGCACAAATTGGACGTGATAATATTAAATTCCATTATGTGCATGCTGCTGATGAAAGTACACGTATAGATCCTAGTGTAAGTAATATTGTAGATACGTATTTGTTAACTAGATCATATGATAATAGTTTTAGACAATATTTAGATAATGTTACAACTATTAAACCTTTAGCACCTAGTAGCGACAGTTTATTTTTAAATTACGGAGCAGCACTCAACAACATTAAATCATTAAGTGATGAAATTATATATCATCCAGTAAAGTATAAAATTTTGTTTGGAACAAAAGCTAATCCAGAATTTCAAGCAGATTTTAAAATTGTAAAAAACCCAGACATTGTAGTAAACGATAACGAAGTTAAATCAAGAGTTATAAGTGCAATTAATGAATTTTTTGCATTAGATAACTGGGACTTTGGAGAAACATTTTATTTTACAGAATTAACAGCATATGTGATGCAACAACTAGCACCTACTATTGTTACTTTTGTAATTGTACCAAAACAAAAAGATCAAACTTTTGGTAGTTTATTTGAAATAAAATCTGAATCAGACGAAATATTTGTTAGCGGTGCAACAGTAACTGATGTAGCAATTATAGATAATATTACAGCTACACGTCTTAAAGCAGACGGTGCAATTACAACAACTGCAACAACTACAGGTAATATTGGAATAACAAGTTCTAATACAAGTTC